TTGTTAACTTAGACCTTAACTATCTACAGTTTAACTTCCCACATGGTATAACCACTGGTGCAGAAGTCCAATTCCGTTCTGATGATATTGGATCAACAACTGGTGAATTACCAAAACCAAGTACCGCAGGTTTAACCAGTTTGGTTGCTGGACAGACATACTATGCTATTGCTGGTGAAGCAGCAGGTATGGAGCCTGACCAATTAAGATTTGGTCTTACTTTACAAGCAGCACAAGCAGGTTCTTACGTTACCTTCCTAACTCAAGGATCTGGTAGACAGACACTTCTAACTGAGGTATTCGGTGGTAAAGCAACTGCTGTTGTTGAAACATCTCGTTTCTTAGAAGGAGAGACAGTATATCAAGGATCTTCAATAGAGACACAGACTGCTATTGGTAAGGTTTCTACTAACACAGGTTGGCAGATTGGTCCTAAGATTCTTAAGGTTGTAGATTACACTGGTGATTGGGCAAAAGGTGAGAGAGTCCAAGGTGAAATATCTAAGGCATCTGGTATTATCGATAACTTCTCGATAGCACGTGGTGTGTTAAATATCGGCTCCCTAACGAAGACACCAGGCCGATTTATTGATGACGTTGGTAAACCATCTGAAATTGTCCAGAAGATTCAGGATAGTTTCTTCTATCAGAACTTCTCATACGTTGTACAATCACAGATTCCTATTACAGAGTGGAAGGCACAGGTATTAGAAAATAACCACCCTGCTGGTTTCAATATGTTTGGTCAGTTACAACTTACTGGTGGTAAGGACGTATCTGGACGTAGAATTGGTACTGAGTTTACTAAGAAGGTTAACATACAAAACTATAGTAATGTAAACCAGATTACATCATTCGGTGCTGCTCAACCAATCTATACTGACTACAACAATACTGAGGTTCTTTTCCGTAAGAAACGTCTAACTTCATCTGAGGAAATCTTAACTTCTATCGTTAAGAAACTTGATGATATCTCAAATCAGTTTAACGGTATTGATAAGCAATTCCCAATTACTGTTGAGGGTGAGCAGGTAATTGTTAAACAAGATCAGTTGATGATAACTCTTAACGGTGTTATCCAGTCTCCTGGTGAATCATTCACAATCGTTGGTGGTAATCTAGTATTTGCTGAGCCACCTAAACCACCTTCTAAAGTTAACTATAGAATCTTAGGAGTTACTCCTACACCTATCTACAGAATTGCACTTTATCAATCTGGTGGTACTGCAAACTATGGTATCTTCCCAACCCTAGGTATGCAAATACAGGGTGAGACTACTGATACTATTGCTACCGTTATTGATTCAGGTACTAACCACTTAGATGTTATCAATGTAACTGGTGGTACATTTGATCTTAACGAGCAAATTGTAAGAGGTGAGATATTCGCTGCATTAGTAGAATCTGTTACTCTAATCAACTCAGATACTATCTTTGAGTTTGGAGAAGCAATTACTAACCTTGATGGTGACACTGCTTATATTGAAGAAACTAATATCGATCCTCAAGGTACTGTTACTGATAGAGTCGTTGTAAGTAAGACTTCAGGTACTCCTAGGTTTGAAACTGGTATCTTTGACCTTAAACTCAATGAATACATTTATTCTGCCTCATCTAAGATTGCAGGCCAGATTACATACATCGCACCTTACACAGATCCTGTAACTGGTGACCCTGTTGATGAATTGATCATTAACAGAGGATCTACCTTCTTCGGATTACTATTTGAGCGTTTAGTTAGTCTAACTAACCCTAATGTCATCTTAGACGACATTTCACAATCATCTATTACTCCTACTAAGCTTTACGACTCTGCAAACAGAATTAATGCTGATTTCCTTGATTTTGAAGAAGTAAGGACTACTGAGATTACATATTCTCAACTTACTGGTGGTACTCTTGCAGAAGGCGAAATTATCCGAAATAAGAAGGTTATTTACGGAAATCCAGTTTCTTCTTATCATGGAATCGCTGCAAACAGATTCTTAGATGGAAAACGCAATATTGCCAATAATAAGCAAGAAATCATTGATTTTGCTGAAGCAAGTATTGCAATACAGTTTGAAGACTACTATTTCCCATCTGACGTTATTACTAACCCATGGAGTCGATTTAAAGACGCATACAGGTTAATTCAGAAGAATAGAGCATTAATCATCGGAATGGCATTCGATGACATGAAGACTCAGTATCCTTCATCTTCTATTCCTTCAGATGACAAATGTAAGAGAGATATCGGATTATTCATCGATGCAATCACTATTGACATGTATGCAGGTGGTAATCGTTATGCTCGTAAGTTTATCCAACAATTCTTTGATACTAACGGTAATTTAACCTACGTTAATGCCCAAGCGGCCGAAACTCGCTTTGCATACGAAAAGGCTAAAGATCGTTGTTTAGTTGCTCTTGCTAACGGTTATTCAGGCACAATTAACGCTGTTAACTCTGGAGACTCTTGGGTTGCTTATCAAGACCTTACAATCACTGCTGACCCATCACCTAACGATGCTTATGGCACTGCTGGCTCTAATACCTCTAATACTGATTCTGAGAATTGCTCAGATGTACAATCTGCACTTACAACACTTTGGGAGTTTATAGACGAAGCATTGAATATTTCTTCTCTAACTGAACTTCCTGATGAAACAGAAGGCACATATTCACCTCATCAAGAGAAATGTCGTCGTGACCTTGGATATTTCATCGATGCTATTTCTGAAGATGTAGGATCTGGTGGTAACTATAATATCGTTGAATTTACTAAAAAATTCTTCGATGATGCTGGTGTCCCTCTAACTAACGGTATTGTTGGAGAAGAGGCAGAAGCAGTCTGGGCATTTGAGTCTGCAAAGACATTAATGTATTCAGCGATCAATAACCTAATGTATTGGAAGGAACTCAATACTGCTGGTTATAACCTTAATGATCCTACTACTTACTCTGGTGGTGTTGCTCCTGCTAATACTTACGACGCAAACTATGCATCTGGTAATAATCAGGATGTTAACAACTGTGCTAACGTTAAATCTTATATTGACACTTTAAGTGGTATTGCAACAACTGCAATGACTGCTGGTAACTTAACCAACGTTAATGCTCTTGCACTTGTTTCTGACGGCACATTTGTTGCTAATGAGACTGTAAGGACTACAAAACTTGCATATAAGGATAAGTCAACAGGATTATTCATAACTAACGATCAAATCAAAGGTATTACATCTAATGCAGTATTCAGTGCAGTTGGAGTTAATTCTGGTCTTAAGTGGTTATTTGCAGGTCCAATTACTGGTACCTTCCAAAATGGTGAATATCTTACTAACTCAACTCTCACAAACACAAATTGCTCTCAAAGTGTAATAATCAAGAAAGCTGAATTAGAAGGAAATAAATCCATCTATATTCCAACTAACGGTCATATAGTTGCTACAGAGAGTAAAGACTTTGAATTTGGCACTGGAGACTTCACAATTGAAGGTTGGATCCGTCCTGCTTCAAATGTTGGCACACAAGTACTTGTAGACTTCAGAAGACTATCTGCTGCTCAAGGTTTGAATATCTTGATGGATGGACAGAAATTAAAGGTATATAACGGCACGACCAATAGTATCCTTAGTACAGATGTATTTGCTACCACAGGTACTTGGTATCATATTTCAGTCTGTAGGACAAGTGGTGTTACTCAGGCATATGTAAATGGATCACAAGTTGGATCTAACTACGTTGACACTAATGATTACCTATATGGTGGTGCATATGTTGGAGCAGACTTTAACTTAGCAAATAGTTGGGCTGGTCATATTGATAACTTCGTAATTAAAAAAGGAGTAGGTGATCGTCAAGCAAACTTCACTTCACCTAATACAGTTGATTATACTGATGATAAGATCGTATTTGGTCTAAATGGTGAAGCACCATTTGTATGCTCAACTACTGATACCTATGCTACATTCTGTGGTCAGAATTCTTCATCTGCAACTGCTAAGTCTGTTGATTACGCAGAAAGAGATATTATTGTAGAAGACGTTGATACTGGTAGAGCAGAGCAGAAGAGATGTGCTGAAATTATTGACCTTAACGCTGCTTGGATTGCTGAGGAAGCAGTCGGTAGAATGAAGGTTGCATTCCCAGACTTTACTATCCGTGGTGATGATCCTGGTAATAACGTATATGGTGGTACTAACCTTTGTGTAAGGGATACTAAGGATTACATCCTTGGAGCACTTATTAAAGACCTTCAAGAAGGTGGAGACTTCCATACAATCTACACAGCAAGAACTTACTTAACTGCTAGTGGTAAGTTAGATCACATCGCTGCTGAGATTCTACAATCTCTCTATACATGGAATGAAGTATTCAAGATCTGTATAGATGTTGTTACAACCACATCTACTGATCTTAATGGAGAATATAGTACTAGGTTGAGAATACCTAATAATTTTGCATCACCTGCTTCATCTAATACAACTGATGAGATTAACCTCTTAGGTAGTAACTTACTTAAGGTTGTTGCTCCTATGGATCAGAGATTCAGAGAAGGTGGTTACCAACTTTGGAAGAATAGAGATTATATTGCAGAAGAGGTTGCTGGATTCATTCAGAATAAGTATGAGAAGGATATCGATGGTGTCGTATTTGACTTCCTAGAGATGCCTGGATATGGTCAACCATATTGTGAAAGAGATATCAAGGACTTTATACTTCCTGCTGTAATTGCTGACCTTGCTACAGGTGGCACATATCAGACTGAAGCAGTTATTGATAAGTATCTTGATAGTCAGCAAAATGTGATTCATGTTGAAGCTGAGCTTAATCCAATGCTTGATGCATTCGAGCATACTAAGCTTCTTTGCTTGAAAGCAATCAACAACCTATTGTTATCTTCAGGTGAAGCTGCTTCTGAATTAGGTGCCATTGCTCCTTCATATATTCAGGAAGAATATTATACTCCTCTATACACTGCAAGAGCAGCATATAGAGATGAGAATATAGTACTTGATACTGAAGCATATCCTCAAGGTCCAACTGGTAGAAACTCTAACGACAGATACCTTGACGCTGCTGATGTTATTTGGAATAATAGAAGAATAATTGCTAAAGAATGCGTAGCAATTATGAATGACTTGTCCAAGTATGAAAATCTACAGATTCCTGGAGGTCCAGTTAATTGTGAAGATGACGTACTTGATATGATCGAGGCAGCGGTTCATGACCTTCGCTTTGATTGTAACGAGAAGACATATGATGCTGCTGCATTGTATATTGAGACAGAAGATAACTCTCTTAAGCATATTGAGGGTGAGTGGGAAGCATCTATAACTGTAGTTAAGATATTAAGAGATATCATGACTCTTACCATGCGTAATGCATTTGGTAGAGACTACATTGAAGGTACTGATTTACAAACAACACCAGTACAATCATATGAGCAAAACCCACGTGAAGTGATGTATCAGAAATGTGGAGATGCTATTGATGGAAATATACGCTATATTGCGGAGCAAGCGGTTGCTGCGGGACTTGTACAATTCCCTAATCTCCTAATTCCTGGAGGTCCAGCTAACTGTGTCCATGACGTTACTGATATTCTAAGATCATTAGCGTTTAACCTTAAGTATGGTGGTAACAACTGGATGCAGTATGCTGCTGAATTCTATACAACTTATAATGGTGCTTTAGATCACGTTACTGCTCAATCTACTGAGACCATCTGGATCATGAATAAGGCAAAAGAATATGCCATTCGTGCCATGAAGGGTCAGGTTATTACTAATGCTGCTGGTCATAATGTTGATCAAAGATTCTATGATGCTGTCCCAAGACCTAATAATTCACTATTCAATTCTATTGCTGATACAGGTATTATTGTTGCACAACCTAATAGTCTTGTAACTAGATCATTCATTGCTGGTGAAGATAAGATTTCTACAACTGATAGTGGCACTGGAATTGTAACTGATGAAGATGCAGTATTCCGTTGTGTTACAAAACTACCTTCTAACCCAATAGATTGTTGTTTATTTGAAGCAGGTGATTCTACTTCAGGAACATGGTTTGGTATTAGAGATAGTGGCACATATTTAAGACTTCGTGCTGGTGATGGCACCAATAGTTACAGTGGTGGTGCAAACCATAATGATAATGGTCTTGCAATGCTTGACCTACAAATCAGTAACCTATCAACATACTTTGATGATGGTGATCATGAATTAGTATGGGAGATTCGTATTGGTGGTAACTTAGGTACTGGTAGTGGTAGAGTAAAACTTTGGATTGATGGTACACCTGTTGGTGAAGCATCAACTCCTGGTGCTAACTATACTGGTCTAACAGGTGGTGGTGGAATATTCGCCTCTTCTAACTTCGCTGGATATGCTATTGGTGGTGGATCTCTAGTTGCTGGTGAGTCTGCTGCTATTAACACCTTTACAGTTAATGTTGGTCCTGCACCTAAGATTGCATACGATATTTCACATGCTGCTTATGATAGCAGTAATGGAGATATGGTTATCAATATTGGATCACACAACCATACCGTTGGTACTTTCTTATCACTTGCAACTAACTCTATAAACTTCACATGTGATCAAGATAATAATGCTTCAACTCATTCTTATCCTAGATCTGGTGACCCAGCTGGTAATGCTGCTGTAGAAGTTATTGCAGTTGGAGCAACAGCTCATACCGTAGAGGATGCATCATACAATCCTGAGAATGGTAGTATGTCAATCACTCTACCTAACCATGGTATGACTGACTCTACAATGCATACTATAACTGATGCTACATATGATCCTGATACTGGACTATTAGTATGTCAGTCTCCTGCACATGGATTCCAAACTGGTGATCAAATACAAATCAAGAATGGATCTATAATATTCACTTGTGCTCAAGATAATCATTCTACTAAGCACGGATATCCTAGAGCAAAGGATCCTGCTGGTGATGCTTGGATGTTAGTAGAAGCAGTAACATATAATAGTTTCACTGTTAACGTTGGTCAGACACCTAAGATTGAATATAACGTATCTGATGCAACTTATAATCAGAATGATGGTGAATTAGAATTAGATATCGGTCAGCATAGATTTGTTGGTGCAGATATGCACGTTGCATCTCATGCAGAATATGTTGCTACTAAGGGTCTACTTACTTTAACAGTACCTGGTCATAAGATCACTAAGGGTGAGCAGATACAAATCTTTGATAACTCCATGACATTTACATGCTCCATGGACAACCATTATAGTGAGCATGTATATCCAAGATCTACTGATCCTTGCAGTGGTAAATGGTTAGATGTTGTTGAATCTGATATTCCTGGTGGCACATTTACTGTTAATGTTGGAGAGTCACCAACTGTAGGTTGGAATCCAACTGCTGCATCATTTAACTCTACTACTGGTCAATTAACATTGACAGTTGGATCTGGTCATGGTTTGACTCAAGGTACTAACATTAAGATTGCATCTCAATCATTAGCATTTACTTGTGCAATGGATGATCATGCTTCAGTGCATCAATATCCTCGTCACGTTGACCCAATTCACAATGAGCCAACACCTATTGTTGGGGTAACTAATGATGCTATTGTTGTTAACGTAGGTAAGACACCAGAGCAACAATATGATGTAAATGGTGCTACATTTACTCCTGCTGATGGTAAGTTAGTATTAACAACAGATAGAAAGACAACACTTCGTCAATCTTCAGATCATAGTATATCCACTGCATCATATAATGGTCAGACTGGATTAATGAGATTGAAGATTACTGACCACGGATTCTCTGCTGGTGATTATGTTAAAGTTGCTGATGGTGGAGTAAGTTTCACTTGCTCAATGGACAACAATGCTACAGTCCATGCATATCCTCGTTCTACTGATCCAATGAGTGATAAGTGGATGGATATCAGGAATGTATCTAAGGATGAGTTTGATATCTTTGTTGGACGCACACCTGAAATTCCATTCTTAGTTACTGCTGCTGAATTTACTCCTGTAACAGGACACATGAAGATCACTATTGGTGATCACAATCTTCGTAATGGACAGAGTATAAGATTTGCAAAAGAGTCTCTAACATTTACTTGTTTCTTAGATGCTCATCAGTCACTACACCCATATCCTAGATCTTCAGGATCTAACTTCTCTGGTAACGGTGGTGCTGACCCATTCTATAACAAGCCATGTCCAATCATTCATGATGGATCACCTTTAACTGCAACTACAGGTACATCATATAATCCTACAACAGGTATTATGAGTGTCACTACTGATGCTGCTCATGGATTGAGTAATGGTGATGAAGTTAAGTTTAAAGAGGGTGCTGTAACATTCCAGTGCTTAGAAGATAACAATGGATCTAATCATCCATATCCTAGAGCAACTGACCCATATGCAAATAGATGGTTGGCAGTATCTAATGTAAGTACTTACACATTTGATGTCCAAGTATTAAGTTATGCTCCTTCAACCAACACTACTACTCATACATTTGTCCAAGGTACCGTTGGTGGAATCACTAAGAAGGATGGAACTATAACTCTTGATGTTGGTCAATCTTCTGATACTACAGATCATACCTTTATACCACATGTAGGATTTACTCCAGAAAGTGCTGTATACAATCCAACAACAGGTATTCTTAACCTAACCATAGATGGTCATGGATTTGAAAATGGAGATAAGATCAAGATTGATAATAACTCCTTGAAATTTACTTGTGGTTTAGATAATCATGCTACAGTACATACCTATCCAAGACCTTCTGATCCATTCTCAGATAACTGGTTTGAAGTTACTAATGTAACTACACAAAGTTTTGATGTCCAAGTACTAGTTGATATTCCTCAAAGTAATACAACTCTACACACATTCGTTGGTTGCACACCTAATTGTGTCCATAGAGCAGCTATTGTAACTGGTGGAATTTATGATCATACCTATTCAACATCTGTAGCTAACTGTGTTAGACATGCTGGTGATAGCGTAAGAATTAAGGATAATGGATTAACATTCAGATGTGCTGCTGATGGTAATTCAAGTAACCACACATATCCTAGATCTGCTGTTACTACTCATACTCCATCTCATGTTGATTATGATCCTAATACAGGTCATCTTACATTCCATGTTTCTAATCATGGATTCTTACCATATTCATATGTGAAGATTGCTGATGAGTCTCTATCATTCAGCTGTAAGAAAGATATTTCAAGACATACTCCTACTGCTATAGATTACAATCCTACAACAGGTGTAGCAGAAATAACTCTTGGTCAATATCATGGTTTAACAACCAATGATATGATTCAGATTTCACCTGAGTCTCTCACATTTACATGTGATTTCAATGGTGATGGTTATACAACTCAGAAGAAATATCCTCGTGCAACAGGTGCTGCAACTTCAAATGGTAAGGACTATGCATATAACACATACTTACCAATAGATTCAGTATCTGCTGACAGTGTATTTGTTAACTTCAATGGTGGTCAAGGTGCTATCACAGATACAAGTACTCATAATTTCATCTCTGCTGATACAGAATGTGTAACTGGTATTGTAGTTTCTGCTCACCTATATCCAAGAGCAACAGACCCTGTTGCTGGTAAGTGGGTACAGATACAAGATACAACTGCTAATAGTTTCAACGTTGAAGTACTTGATGTAATACCTTCTACTCATGTTACAACTCATAACTTCTTATCTGCAACTAATAATTGCATAACTCATAAGAAGGATCACTTCTACGATACTAATATTCCTGTATGGGAAATTGGTGAAACAGATCATACACCTTCTACTATTTCATACAACCCAACTGAGGGTAGTATGCAGATTACGGTTTCTAATAGTTTCTTAGGACCTAATGAGCTTACACCTACAATGTGCACCTTCTATCCTACTACAGGTATATTAAGGTTAACTCAGAATGGTCACAATGTGAAGAATGGTGATATGTTGATGATAAGAGATAGCGTCTTAACATTCAGATGTGATAAAGATAGTCAAGCAACTGATCACTTATATCCAAGACCTTCTGATCCTGTTTCTGGTAAGTGGTTAAAGGCATTTAATATTGGTAGTAACACATATGATCTACAGGTTGGTAATCTTTATGGTGACTCACCTATCTCTAATACTACAACTCACGTTTGCAATAATATCCAAACAGGTGCAATTTATCATGCACGTGACTTTGTAAGATTTGATGAGAATGCAATTACATTTACTTGCAGTAAAGATAACAATCAAACAAACCATACTTATCCAAGAAGATCTGACCCAACATATAGACAGTGGTTACCAATCCGTAATGTAAGTACGACTGGATTCTCTGTCCAAGTTGGTAAATCTGCTGTTAATGATGTATACGATCATCAATTCGTTTCTGTTGTATCTAATTCATTACACAGACAAACTGGTACTGTTACACTTGACGTTGGTAATGGACAAATTACTAACCCAACAACTCACTCATTCCAGAGTGCAGTAAGTGGTGCATTAGTTGCTGGTGGTCAGTATGCTCATACCTTCATTCCTGGTACTGAGACTTATACTGTAACCAATGCTAACTATCTACCTGCAACAGGTATAATGACTCTTACTATTCCTAATCATGGATTCCATGATGGAGAGAGCATTAAGATTAACAATAACTCTTTAACATTCAGATGTTTACAAGATAGTCTAGGTAGTCCTCATTCTTATCCAAGAAGTAGTGACCCTGTAAGTGGTAAGTGGATAACAATTTCTAATTGCACAGACGATACATTTGATGTCCAAGTACTTGAGAATATTCCATCTACAAACACAACATTACACCAGTTTGAATCTGCTACTCCTAATGGTGTTACTAGAGCACAAGTTGTAACTGGTGGTAACTACAGTCATAAATTTGTTGCTCCTGCACAATTAACACCAACCAACGTTGCATACAATCCAACTACAGGTGTTATGACCATTACTTCTGCGAAGCATGGTCTACAAAATGGTGGCAGAATTAAGGTACAAGATGGATTCGTTACTATGACCTGCACACAGGATAGTAACCAAACTAATCACTCTTATCCTAGAAAGAATGATCCATTCAGTGATGAGTGGATGAAGGTAAGTAACGTCACTGAAGATACATTTGACGTTCAAGTATTATTCAACATACCTTCTTCTAACACTTCTACTCATACATTTGTATCAGCAGTACCTAAGAGTATTACTGTTGCAACAATGATGAAGGGTAACGATAGTATTAAGATTGCTGCTAATTCTCTAACATTCACATGCTCTAAAGATGGTAATTCTACTGAGCACGTATATCCTAGAATTACTGATCCAGCATATAACAATTCTCTAAGAATTATTGATGATGGTGTAACAAGACATACTCCAAGTGGAGCAACTTATACTCCTTCAACAGGTGTATTGGCATTGACAGTTAGTAAGCATGGATTCTCTAACGGTGACTTCATCAAGTTAGATGATTATGCTCTTCATATGAATTGCACAATGGATGATAATTCATCCGACCATGCATATCCTAGAGGTACTGATCCTATCAGTGGTAAGTGGATACAAATTGAAAACGTAACTCAAGATACATTTGAGCTTAATGTTGGCACAACTGCTGCTGCACAATTCACACCTACTGATGCTTCTTATGATCCTTACACAGGACATCTTGAGCTTAATATTGGTCCTCATTCATTGAAGCAAGGTCAGCATGTAAAACTTGCTGATGGTGCAGTCACATTTACATGTGATATGGATCAGAATGGATCACAACATGCTTATCCAAGAACAACTATTGATTCATTCACACCTACAGGTGCAGATTTCAATGGTGAGACAGGTTATCTAACTCTTACTATTACTAATCATGGAATGGATAATGGATCTCTTATTAAGATTGCAGATAATGCATTGTCATTAAATTGCACAATGGATGGTAACACATCAACTAAGACATATCCAAGATCTTCCGATCCTATTAGTGGTAAGTGGAAGCCTGTAGAGAATGCAACTGAAAACACTATTGACATTTTTGTTGGTAAGTCTGAGTTTGTAAGTTTCGATCCTCAGAATGTAGAATATAATGCTTCTAACGGTAATATGGTAATTACTGTTGGTCCTGATCATGGTATAGAAGTTAACGATAGCATCTATATCAATGAGTACTCAATGACATTTACATGTGCTCAAGATGGTCATGGATCTGACCACACATATCCAAGAGCAAATGGTGTTGGTGGTGCAACTGCTAACGATCCTGCATTCCGTGATGCTGTTAATGTTACTGCTGTTGATGATAGCACTATAACTGTTAACGTTAATTCTTCACCTAGTGGATCTTCTAATCATGCTCATATCTTCAAACCTGCTGTAGGTAAGACACCAACCAATGTAACTTATAGTGGTGCATCTGGTGTTATGACCATCACAATTCCTGATCATGGAATGTTAGATGGTGAGCAAATATTAATTGAAGATAATGCATTGATCTTCACATGTGCTAAAGATGACCATGCAACTGAGCATGCTTATCCTAGACATGGTGATCCTGCATCTGGCAAGTGGTTAACAATTTCTAATGTAACTCAAGATACATTCAGAGTCCAAGTACTTGATAAGGTACCTTCTACAAATACTTCCACACATACATTTGTAACTGCTAAGGTTAATTCAATCCTAAGAGGTACAATCAGAAAAGGTGGATCATTTAATCATACATTTGTTTCTGCTACTGGTGGTGGTGTAACTCATAAGAGAGATAGAGCATACGATCATTCTATAGAAATTAAGGATGTAGGACATGCAGAATACACAGCATCTGGTGCAGCATATAATGCTGAGACTGGTGTATTAACACTAACCGTATTGAATAACCCATTCAGTAATGGTAATAGAATTAAGCTGAAGCCAAACTCACTCACAATGTCTTGTGATATGGATGGCAATGCTACTAATCATTCTTATCCTCGTGAAGGAATTGACCCTGCATATGATAAGTGGTTAGAAGTATCTGGTGTTGCTGGTAATAACTTTAACGTCCAGATAGGTACTACAACTCGTGCTAACTATCTTGTTTCTGATGCAACATATGAGCCTACTACAGGTGATATGACACTTAAGATTGGACCACATGGTTATAAAGGTGGATCCACTCATACTATTACTAATGCAGATTACGATCCTATTGCTGGTACTTTACTTGTAACAGTTCCTGCTCACGGATTTACTATTGGTGACAGAGTTAAGATTGGTCAAGATTCATTATCATTCACTTGTGGAATGGATGGAAATACATCCACTAAGACTTATCCTAGAACAACTGATCCTCAGTTTAATAAGTGGATGCCAATCAGTGATATCACTTATGATACATTTAAAGTCAATGTAGGTACTTCACCTCAGTCTACACATAACGTAACGGCTGCTAATTACAATCCAACAACAGGTAACATGGAACTTACCATTGGATCTCATACATTAGATGTTGGTGATAGCATTAAGATCAAACCTAATTCATTAACATTCACTTGTGATTTTAATGGTGATGGTAACACAACTCAGAAGACATATCCAAGATCATCTGGTGCTTCTACCGCAAATGGTAAGGACTATGCATATGATACTGCCCTACCAATTTCTGCTAAGACTGCTACAACAATCACAGTTAATGTTAACGGAAATCAGGGAGCAATTACTGATGAAACTACACACAACTGGGCTGGTGGTACTGCTGCTGGTGCTGTAATTTCTGGTGGTGGATATGCTCATACATTTATGAATGCTGCTCCTAATGGACTTAAGGTTGCACATGAATCATTGTGGATTGAAAATCAGTCATTAGTATTCAAGTGTCTTTTAGATGATAATGCAACTGAGCACTTCTATCCTCGTGCAAATGGTCAAGGAAATGCTACTGCTGATGATCCATATTATGATACTTCTATTCCAATTCAATCAGTTACTGCTGATAGCGTTGTAGTTAATGTTGGTATTTCTTCTAATACTTCTCAGCATACATTTGTAAGATCTGTAAATGCATTCACACCTACAGGTGCATCATTCACACCTGGATCTGGTGAGTTGGTATTGACAATTGCTGGTCATCCATTTGTCACTGGAGATAAGATTCAGATTAAGGATGAGTCTATCGTATTCAGATGTCAGCAAGATAGTTTTGGAAGCGATCATGCATATCCTAGAAAGCAAGATCCTGCATCTAATAATACATGGTTAAGTGTTACTTATATTGATGCTAATTCCTTCTCAGTTAACGTTGGTACATCATCTAACACAACAACTCATAACTTCCAATCTGCTGCAACAGGTGCAATTATTAGAGGTGTAGTTAAGGGTGGTGGATCTTACGCACACACATTTGTAAGTGCTGCTGATGGTGGCATTATGATGGAGAATTCAACAATCAAACTTGATGTTGGAGAATCACGTGCTAAAGGTTATGGAGTAAGTGCTGCATCTTACGTACCTAATACTGGTCTTCTAACAATGACCATTGGTACCCATCAACTTAAGGTTGGTAATTACGTTAAGATTGCAAACAAATCAATGGTCTTCCGTTGTGATCAAGATTCACAAAATTCTGATCACTGGTATCCACGTCCTACAGGATGGGGTGGTGCTTCAGGTAATGACCCTGCATACAATAATAGAGTTGAGATTACTGCTGTTACTGCTGATGGTATTACAGTTGATGTTGGTACATCTTCTAACACTACAACTCACGTATTCCAAAACGCTAATAACACATACTCTACAGAGACTGCATCATACAATCCTGCTACTGGATTCATGACACTCTCTGTACCTAAAGATAAGAAGACTGCTTCGGGTGCTGCATACAACCCAACATCTGGTACTTTAGAATTGACAATCGGATCACATAGTCTGACTACTGATGATACTATTAGATTGTTACCTAACTCACTAACATTCACTTGTGATTATGGTGGAGATGGAAACGTAACTACTAAGACATATCCACGTGCTGCTGGTGCTGCTACAACATCTGGTGCTGATTATGCATACAATCAAGAGTTAGACATCACTGCCGTATCTGGCACAACAATCACTGTTAACGTTAACGGTGGTCAAGGTGCTATTACTGATACTACTACTCATGTATTCCAGTCTGCTACTGCAAACGGTATCCTAGTGGGTAATGGATTCATTAACGGTGAGTATGTTAAGATTGCAGACAATTCATTAACCTTCACATGTGGTAAAGATAACAACATTACTAATCATTCATATCCAAGGACTTCTGATCCTTCAAGTGGAAGATGGTTAAAGATCTCTAATGTTAATTGTGATCTATTCGATGTCCAAGTATTAACAGACATTCCTTCTACAAATACAACAGTCCATACATTTGTTTCTGCTAACGCATCTAACGTCCAGAGATCTATTGTTACTGTTGGTGGTGAGTATACTCATACATTCAACTCTGCTGCTACAAACGGTGTTACCGTTGGTGGTAACTATACACATACATTTGCTGATGCGAAGCATAACGGTTTACATAGACAGTCTGGTAAGATTACTGTTGATGTAGATGTCGCTGCTACTGCTGATCTATACGATCATACATTCGTAAGTGCTATTGCTGGTGCTGTAATAGGTGGTGGTAGTTATCGTCACACATTCGTATCTGCTGATACTAATGGAGTTGTTAAGGCAAATGATTATGTAATGTTTGATGACTTCTCATTGGCATTTACATGTGATCTTGATAAGGATGAAACTCCTCACACATATCCAAGACCTACTGATCATGCAAGTAATCAGTGGTTACCAGTACATAATGTATCTACCACAACATTCGATGTTGGTGTATTAGGATTCAATATGATTCCTTCCACATTCCTTGGTACTCATACATTCGTATCTGCTAAGAAGAAGGGTCTTAAGAAACAAGACGGCACTATTACTATTAACGTTGGTAAGTCACCAGCTGGAAATACATATCAGCATACATTTGTAAGTGCTAATGGTGGTGCTCTAATACAAGGTGGTAATTATAGACACACCTTTGTATCTGCTCTATCCAACTGTATTACTGTTGCTAATGACGGTACACAATTAACACCTACAGACGCATATTATGAGCCTACAAGTGGTCAGTTAACTCTAACTGTTGCAAATCATACTCTTGGTACTGATGATGCTGTTATCATTGATAGTAATTCACTAACCTTTACATGCTCACAGGATAGTAACCAGACTAACCACACATATCCACGTATTACAGACTATGCTGATGGTCAGAAACTACCAGTACAGCATGTTAAGTCATGGGCATGGCCTACAAGATCTGATCTTGATTACTATAGATCACGTCTAGTTGATCCTGCATACACTGGAAATGAATCTCTAAACGTAGAAAACGAGCTTACTACTCTTGTTAACTTCGCAACTGATGCATTTACTAATCCAAGTAATATTGCAAACAGAAGTTACACATTACCAACTGTATGGCCCGTCAAGTACACTCCAGATGTAGTTGCTAGAGATCTAACAATTACATATGATGTATCTGGTGGTGGTCAAGATTCTAATGGTAACTGGGTCGGTACATGTAATGAAACTGCTTCTGCAATTAATACAATTGCTGACATATACATCAACACTATATCTCAGGCAGCAAATAACAATCAAAACTATCTTGTTAATAGTGTAACTAAGACATTCCCATCTGCATATACCAATACTGTATACCAGTCAGGTACATGTTATAACGTCCAGTCTGCTATCGATACATTATTCGATAGTATGTCAACTACTCTAGGTGCTGGCACATATAATAACAAGATTATCGCTAACATGATTCTCTTTAATCAGCAAGCAATTGCTGGAAGAGCATTCTCAGATACACAAGCAAGTTACCCATCTACTAACTTAACTATTGACTTCTGTAATGATGTCCTTAAGGCAGTCCGTTATGATTTGATTACAGGTGGTAATGCTGGTGCATTTGCGATGACACAAGACTGGTTTGATGGTGAAGGTAACTTCATTGCATTCCAAGATGTTATTAGATCTCAGATCTTATTCGCTCTAACAAGATGTAGAGAATATATTAAGAGTATCATGTATCTTGTTGGTACTGATAGTGTTTGGGACAACTATGATGTATGGCAACCAGCTGGCAGACTTGAGTGGAATCAGGAAGCAGTTGAGTTTATAATTGACTCTTCACTTAACCCAATCGAGTTTGCTCTAGAAAGATCTTCCTTCCCAACAGAAGCAAGAGTTACATTCGTTGCATCTACTGATGCTATTAACAGAGTTACCAAGTATGAGGTAGGTTGGGATTATAATACTGACCCTGCATTGGTTACACTAACTCCTGAAGTTGAAGTTGGATTTGATCGTGCTGAGTATAGAATTAGAATTAATCGTGCTAACAACTTCAGACGTGGTGATGTATTAAGTTACATTCCTGCATCTGATACATCCCTAAGTGGATTGACAGGTCAACCATTCTTCTATTGCTTGACTGCTACTGCTGAGTGGTTTGAAATTGGTGCTTCTTACATCCACGATGGAAGATTCAGAGTATTACAAGTTGATACAAGTAATTCTGGATCACAAATCATGGCAGTTGTACAGAGAAGTGGTATTACTCGTAACGCTCCAGTATTTGCTATAGATCCTTCTGATACTCCAATCCAAGGTGGATTCAATCCTGCTGACGTTATCTACGGTAGTGTTTCGGGTGCTGAGTCTGAGATAGGAAGAATTCAGGATAATGAAGCAACTATCCGTAAGATCTTTACACATTATCCTATCACTGGAATGTCAACCACATCAGGTGGTGAGTATGAAGTCTTCTTGAATGGTGAGACTGTCCAAGTCCAAGGTGCTGGATCAAATACTGGTTTTGTAATGCAGACTAAGAAGTCTACTGATGGTACATCATTAGTTAAACTACAAACTATCGCTGGTACTATTAATCAAAATGATGTATTAGAAGGTCAGACATCTGGTGCAACAGGTACTGCTGGTATCCCAACTGATAGATTCTTACTTAATGTCTCTAGAGGTGCATTTGCTACAGGTGATTGGTTCTTCTCTAAAGCATCAAATACTGAAGGATACATTGACAACTATGTCAATAAGTCTGGATCACTAACAGGTAATACTGGTGGTCGTATCACGATTGATGTTGAAACCATTGATGCTCAGTGGGATCCTGGTGACGTTATCTACGGTAGTGTTACTGCATACATCCTTTCAGTTAAGGGTATAACTGGTACACAGATTCAACTTAACCAGTACATACATGGTACTGCGGTATATGAGTTAGATCTTGGAGTTGCAATCGTTGATATCGGCACTAATGATACCTTCCGTGTTGGTGATGAAGTATCACTCCTACAAGGTACAACTGAGAAGAATCCAGGATTCAAAGCAACTGTAACAAAATACATTAATGGATTAGAGCTTGAAAATACTGATCCTAACTACGGTATACACAAACTTTGGGTTGGTAACGTAGTTCCAGTAGGCACAGGTGAAACAATTAATGCTGTAACTCAAGGCACAAACAACATTGGTAAGATCGATCTTGGATCTAACTTCCCAAGCATATATGCTAACGTTACTAACGTAACTACAACAACTTACTCATCATACGCTAAGGTCGTATCAATCGAGCAAGTTGGTATCACTGCTGAAATTTGGGTAGAAGATGCTTCTGGGGTATTCGTTGATAATATGTCAGTAATTTCCGACTACGGATGGGGTGGTGCAGTTTCATCTGCTCGCACACTCGAAGGTCGTGTTGACAGATACTTCAGAGGATTTGATGGTCAGCAAACACAGTTTGACTTAACTATCTCTAATGGTGAAGCATACTTCCCAGATCCAGCTGGTCACTTACTCGCATTCGTTAATGGTATCCTACAGCCTCCTGGCGGTAACAACTCTTACGTTGCATTCTCAGACAAGATTCAGTTTGCTGAGCCACCTGTAATCGGATCACAATTCGTTGGTTACTACGTTGGTAAATTACGTCAGTTAGACGATATCAGTTATGAGTTTGATTCATTGAGATCTTCCTTCAACCTTAAGAGATCTGGATTATTCTACTCCTTGACTCTAACTGAAGGTGTTTCATCTAACGTTATCCGTCCTGAGAATAACATTATCGTATCACTTAACGGTGTTATACAGGAACCTGGACTCGCATACGAGATCGTTGGTTCACGATTAATCTTCGCTGAAGTCCCACGTGCGGGATCAACATTCGTTGGTTTCTCATACATTGGATCTGACGCAGACGTTATCGCAGCAACCGTTGTCCCACCAATCGAAGCTGGAGACAAACTTGAAATAGACGGTGAAGAATTTGCTCGTGAGGTTGCTCTAATTGAGTCTTCAAACTCACTAATCACATTCGAGTACACTGGATCTGTTAAGGGTAGAAATGCTGCTGCTATCGCTGCTATCACTTCTGGACAGATTACAAATGCTAACCTAACCAACTCTGGTGATGGTTATACTTCACGTCCTAACGTTGACGTTATCTCCTCCTCTGGATTTGACGCTCGTATCAAGGCATTGATGGGTGTTACTAGAATTGATGTTAAGACTTCTGGTATCGGATACGCATTACCAACAGTTGCTATCGATAATGAAGTCCCTGACAGTTTCACAACTCCTGAAGGTGCTCCTATTAACGGTGGATTTGACGTACTCGCTGGCGAAGGATCTGAATACACAGGTGGTGCTGGAGATATCGATCCTGGTACAATCGCAATTTCACAAGACCCAGTTAACGTAACAGTTAACCAAGGTTACTCTGCTGCATTCACAGTTGTCTCTACCGTAACTAACGGTCAGACAATGAATTATCAGTGGCAGAAGAAGGAGTATGGCACACAGACTTGGAGTAACATCATTGGTGCTAACCAAGCAACATACAATACTCCAAATACTACACAGGCAGACGACAGTGACGAATATCGTGTTGCGATCACTGCATCTGGTGCAACTCCAGTTTACTCACTATCTGCTGTATTGAGCGTCCAGACTGGTGCTACAGTCCTAAGCAACTTCTTACCAACACAAATCTTTGATGACATCTAAATAACTCAATGAGTGCAACAGCAACCTACAACGAAGCGACTAAAGTCTTGACGGTGGCATCCAATGGATTACCATCGCCAGTGTCTCATGGCACGTTTCCTAACGATAACAACCCTAATGTACCTACTGAGCAAGATTTCGATCACGATTTCTTGTATAGAGGTGGCACATTTGGTACTTCTAGGACGTTTGACTCCAATGTTTATACACATGATGGATTCATTCGATCAATAACACTGTCAGTAACGGATCTTACTGTATTCACTGGGAATAATATTCAACCTGGTGACCACTTAATGTTTAAGTTTAGTGATGGATTACACTTAAGATATCTTTACAAAGGCACTGAGTTTACTTCTATTGCTGGTGAGTGCTGGTTGGCAGCAGATGATAGATTAGATTTGATCATGGATACACAGGAGATAACTCCTGTTAATGGTACATATGAGTATTGGGATAGCAGAAACGGAAGAACTCAAACTCCACTGGGGAACATAGGAATTGCTGGCAATGGAGTTGCTATTTTTAACCCTTCTGCTGGATCAGGACTCAATCCTCCTGCTGGATTCAGTTGGGTTGCTGCTGGAGATGCACCTTTTGTTAATTCTGGAGAAGATAGTTGTGGTGGACATCCCACACAGTCAGGTGAATACCATTATCATGACCCACATTTCTTAGATTGTTGGAAAACTAATTCAACAATGGCAAGTTATAACGATTATTATGGTAATACACAGTTTAATGGTAATAATATTCGTCATCCAGATGGTCATTCTAAGATAATTGGCATATGTTTTGATGGATTTCCCATCTATGGTCCTTTTGGATATGATGATCCATTCGATAATTTGAGTGGTACTCGTACAATGAGGACTCAATACGGTATTAAAGACCAAGAAGCACCTGGTAGACCCGATTATGGCACGGATTCTGACAATCCACCTGCTGGTGCACTCATGGAAGACTATGAATATGTCGAAGGTAGTGGAGATTTAGATATTCATAACGGTAGATATTGCTTTACACCTGAATATCCCACTGGAACCTACGCATATTTCCTAACAGTAGACCCTGATGACAATGATATAACAAAATTCCCTTATATCATTGGTAATACAACTAGAGAAACTATTGACACCACGTTCACTGTAGCACCTGTATCATCTGGTGGTGATGGTGGAGACGGTGGAGACCCTCCAATCCCTCCAACTTTACAATTTACACTACAACCACAGAATGTTACTATCAATGCTGGTCAAACTGCTACCTTCAACATACAGAAGTTAGTAATACCAGAGGACGGACCTGTATCATACCAGTGGTATAGATCTACTGACGGTGGTTTCGCATTTGCTGTCATCACAGGTGCTACAACAGACACCTATTCTCTAACTGCACTACCCTATATGACTGGGTATCGCTTTAGATGTCGTATATCTGGTCCAAATGGTGCACCAGTACCTGCTTCTAACTCACCATTAGATTCACAAGCAGCAATATTGACAGTAACTGGTGCTGGTGATGGTGGAAGCACTGCTAATAGATTCGATAGTACTGCAGCTACTATGGATTCTACCTTACAATCATATGATGGTACCTAAATAATCCTGTAATCAAGTATTCAAATGGCTAAACAAACACTCAGTATTGGTACTACCGCTAATGACGGCACTGGCGACAGTCTGAGAGATGGTGCTATCAAATTGAATCAAGTCATTGATGAGATTTACACCAATCTAGGTAACGATACCAATCTTCAAGTCAACGTAGGTGCTCCTACGAATGGACAAACACTAATATGGAATGGTGCTCAGTTTGCTGAGAGTCATTTCTCTGCATTTACAGCTGATGTAGATGTAGCAGGTCAGAAAATCGTATCATCTAACAATGGAGACATAGTTATACAACCAAATGGTAGTGGTGATATAAAATTCTGGGCAGCAAACACTGGATCGGCACTTACCTATATTGATGGTGCTGATGGTAAACTAAAATGGTCTAATGACTTTGCAACATCTGGTGATTTACCAGCATTTACTGATCATAAAGGAATGTTTGGTGTTGTTATCGATGAGGCTGCTGCATACTATGCAACTAATACAGCGTGGACTAAAATAATAGACACGACATGTAGTGTAGGGATGCTTGATGACGTAGATATGACAGTCGGTGGAGGTCCGAGTGATGGTCAAGTACTTAAATGGTCCGCTTCAAATACTAAATGGGAGCCTGCTAATGATGAGGCAGGATCTGGTGGAGGCGGTGGTACAACTCAAAACTTATTTGAAGGAATCACTGCTGACACTGGTAGTACTACTGCTAGTGCTCCTACTGATGTTCTTACAATTGCGGGAGGCACTGAAATCTCGACTTCAATCGTCGGAGACACCCTCACAATAAACATGACAGGGGCATTGGGTGATGCAAACCAAAATGCCTATGGTGTAATTGGAAGTGATTCAGGAAATAAGACAGCAAGTAGCACTACTGCTACTATTAATATCATTGGTGGCACTGGAGTATCTACTGCTATCTCTGGAGATAACCTCACAATAACCAATGACGCTCCAAACGTATCACAGAATATATTCCAGACAATCGCTGGTGATTCTGGTACAACTGCTGCTGGAAGTGCAACTACTACATTAACTGTAGCGGGTGGTAATGGAGTTACAACTGCTGCAACAGCAGATACGTTGACTGTAAACGCAGATCTTTATACCTCTTCTACTCCTGCCAATAATAACAATATCATATACAATGGTACTTCATGGGATCCTGTAGTAAGTCCTACAGTTGGTTTTACAGTTACTGCACCTACCATGTCTGATTATCAATTCTCAGGTGGTGGTATGGATTCATCAGCAAATAATCCAACAATCTATGTTTATAGAGGATTTACATACAGATTTAATAATTCATCAGGTGTAGCACACCCATTTGAATTGAGACAGTCAGCAGGTGGTGCTGCTTTATCTGTTGGTGTTACTGGATCTACTACAGGAGTCCAATATTATACTGTGCCTCAAAATGTTGCTGCTGGCACAACCTATGTTTATCAATGCACACTCCATCCTGCAATGGTTGGTAATATAGTAATCGTCTAATATGGCAAGAACAGTCCCTGGATCTGGAGCACAAATATTCCCTGTATTTAATAGTATATCAGGGGTAAGGGATGTCTATGTGATTAGTCCTGGTAGTGGTTATGATCCTAATGATCCACCTAGACTTCGTATTGACAATTGTGGTACGCCTATTAGGGATGCTGTACTAAGACCTGTCATAGAAGGTGAAGCAGGGGAGATTACTGCTGTTGAGGTGTTAGATCCTGGTGAAGGATATAACCCATTAAGATTGGTAATTGAAGATGATGGATCAGATAACCATGCAGATGGTATAGTCTACCTTAAAGAAGACGGTAGTATAGATTTCATTCAGATGACCACACCTGGTGATGGTTATTTTGATGCTACTGCTCGTATTGAAGGTGGTGGTGGATCAGGGTCTGAGTTAGTACCAGTAACAGGATTGATAACTGGTCTTTCTATTGAAGAGCAAGGTAGAAACTACACTGAAGAGGACGTTAACCTTATCATTTCAGGTGGTGGAGGACAGGGTGCAACTGGTGTTGCTGCTGTTAATCCATTTGGTCAGGTTACATCTATTACTCTAACAAATCAGGGTGAATTCTTTGAAGATCCTCCTCTTATACAGATAATAAAAGGCGGTGGATCTGGTGCAACGGCCGAAGCGTTTATTAACCTCGGAAAGATTACAAACATTGACCTCTTGGCAGGTGGCGGTGGATATAGCACACCTCCAGAGATTATCTTTACTAGGGATACTAACCTTATTAGAGAAGCAAGAGTTAGACAGTCGTTAAATGCAGTTACATATAACCTTACAGGTATAACATCTGATCTAACATCAAGTCAAACAGAAATACCAGTTGAAACTACTGCTCCTTTCCCAGGTTCAGGTAAAATCCTACTTGGTAGAGAGTTAGTTAGATATACAGGTAAACTTGAAGCTGGTGTAGACGGTGCAACATACGATGCTTTCACTGGATGTGATAGAGGTATTAACTTCCGTTTTGACCAGAAGGTTATATTAGATAACTTACAGGATGATCCTAATACTGGGTTATCTGCTTATAGTTTTAGTGTTACTGACAAAGTAAGAAGGGTTGAAGAGTCATCTAACAACCGAGTTGCTATTGTATATGACTGGGATGTTGCTCAAAGAGCACTCTACTTAACCTTTGAGGTTGATGAATTAGCATTCATTGATGCTGGTAGATCTAATGAGAAAGCAAAGAATATAGCATTCGTTGCAGGTACTTCTGGATCATCTGGCACAGGTATTGAGCCTCACGTTTTAGTTGAAAAGGAAGGAAGTGACATTGTTACTTTCACTGTACCACTAGGACTCATCCTCAATAGAGCATTTGAAGATGATGATGAAGAGTATACTGATAGTGAAGGTGTACAAAGATTTGGTGATGGTATCATTGACCTTGTTAACACTGGTACAGACTTTGAAAACCAGATTAATCTAGATGGTGGTATTGCATCGTCTAAATATGGTATAGAGGAGACTCTTGGTGGACAAAACACCACCCTATTACAGATAGGGGATCAGATATATGACGGTAGTCAGAATGCATTAGTTGCAACAGTACAGGCTGCTGGTCAATTAGGAGATGGTGATACTCATACATCTACTGCTGATATAATCATAGAATATACTACACAGAACCTACATACCGTTGAGAGCAGTCCTTCGGGTGCTGAGGTATTAGAAGGTGTAACAACTGGTGTTAAGAGCACTTCTGTTAGTAGGATATCTGGACCTAAGACAGGTCAATACACTATTAGTGTTAAGAGTTTAATACCTAATGGTGACACTTATAAGTTTAATGTAGGTGAAGTGCTTAGAGGTAATACTTCTGGAGCATTAGCCAACATCAAAGCTGTTGAATATAATACATTCTCCCGAAACGAGGGTGAATAACCCACATAAATAAAAAGAAGGCAATTGTATAGTAATGGCATTACTTACCGACCAATTTAGAATATTTACTGCCGAAAGGTTCAGAAAGGCACTTGAAGGGCCTAATCCTACTCAGTCTGACCTGGAAGCGGGTACTAGTCGGGATCGCCTTTATGTGTTTATCGGTAGACCACAACCATGGGATAACGAAAACGCACCTCCAGACCCAGTAGATTCATTCCAAGAATTTTCCGATGACTATTCGGATATGATCTCCCTGAAGAGGGTGTTAGCAAATGACACCATTCAGGTTATCCGTCGTACTGACTGGATTCCCCCAGAGCAAACCACAGGTGGTCTGGGTTATGTTTATGATATGTATCGTCATGATTACTCCTCGACTAAAACGGCATCGTCAGGTGCTACGAAGTTATACGACGCAGATTTCTACGTTGTTAACTCGTCTTATCAAGTTTACAAGTGCATATACAACGGCACCAGTCCTAGTGATCCTAATGGTAAACCTAGTACTGTTGAGCCTACTGGCACCTCCACTTCAATTATCACAACTGCTGATGGTTACCGTTGGAAGTATATGTTTACGATCCCTGTTGGTCAAGTCTTAAAATTCTTCTCCAACGAATACATGCCAGTGTTGTTTGACACTGCTGTTGTAGCTGATGCTATCGGTGGAGAAATTGATACTATTGTTATTGGATCATCTGGTGCAGGTTATAACAACGGTACCTATGAAAACGTCCCTATTAAAGGAGACGGAGTTGGTGGTAGGGTTTCACTTGTTGTAGATGGTGGTCGTATTGCCTCTGCTACTGTTACATCTGGTGGATCTGGATACACCTTTGGTAAAGTAATCATCGATGAAGTCAACGGTATTGGTGCTGGAACAGGTACTGGTGGTAGCGTTGAAGTTGTTATACCTCCTACTGGTGGTCATGGAGCATCCCCTGCTACTGAGTTGGGTGGTTTCCGTGTGATGATTAACACTAAGTTCACCTATGATGAAGGATCTGGTGACTTCCCAACTGACAACGACTATCGTCGTATTGGTTTGGTAATTAATCCTAACAAGTTTGGTACTCAGGAATTAACGTCTGACCTGACATTAAGTGCCACAAAGGCTGCAATATTTGCACCTACGTTTACTGGAAACTTCCAGACTGACGAGATTATAACCCAGTCTCGTACTGTTGGTGGTCAACAGGTAACGGCAAGAGGACGTGTTATATCATGGAATGCAACTACTAAAGTGCTTAAGTATTATCAGAATAGAATTGATGGTATCTTCCCTGAATTCACTGGTAACTTAATCGAGTTTGAAGGTGGTAACCCAATTGTGGGTGCTATCTCAGGTGCATCTGCTGACCCAGATATTAACTTCCCCATTGTTTCTGGATCCTCTACGAGGGTTATTAATAATGCTGAGTATGACCTAGGTATGGCATTTACTAATGGTTATGCAAAAGCAGAAGTTGATCCTAACTCAGGCGATGTCATCTACATAGATAACAGAGGAGCAATTACTCGTGCTGGAGACCAAATTGAAGACATCAAAATCGTAATCGAGTTCTAAAGACATGCCACAGAATACTAATTTAAACATTAGTCCTTACTTTGATGACTTTGATAAGGACAAGAATTTTTACAGAGTCCTCTTTAGACCAGGATATCCGATACAGGCACGTGAGCTCACGACCATGCAGTCCATACTGCAAAACCAGTTGGAGTCTGTCGGACAGCACTTCTTCAAAGAAGGAAGTATGGTTATACCAGGTCAGGTGGGTTATGACCTTCAGGTGCAAGCAATTGTACTTCAACAATCATTCCTAGGGGTAGACGTTGAGACGTATCGTACCCAGTTAACTGGACAGATTATTGAGGGTATTACTACAGGTATTAAGGCAAAAGTATTATATTCTATCCCTTCTACAGAGTCTACTAAGGGTTATGTTACTCTGTATGTTAAGTATGTTGAGTCAGGTGACACCACAAGTGACACTACCCTCAAGACTTTTCAGCCCAACGAGCAATTATTGGCCGAAAATGAAATCACTTTCGGTACTACACTGATCGAAGTTGGATCACCATTTGCTCAACTATTGCCAGTTAATGCAACTGCGGTAGCATCTACTGCATACATTAATGCTGGTGTGTACTTTATTAGAGGTCATTTCGTTGATGTTCCATCCTCATATCTCATCCTTGATCAATACGACAACAACCCATCTTACAGAGTTGGACTTGAAGTCAGTGAGTCAATCGTTACACCAGAAGACGACCCATCACTTAATGACAATGCAGCAGGTACATCTAACTACTCTGCTCCAGGTGGTCACAGATTTAGAATTAAAACTTCTCTTACTAAGAAGCCAATCAATGATGAGACCGATAAGAACTTCATTGAATTACTTCGTATCAACAACTCAAAGGTTGAACAGTTTGTTACTCACACTGCTTATTCAGAACTTGAGAGATCACTCGCAAGAAGAACCTTTGAAGAAAGTGGCGACTATGTAATTGATACCTTCACAGTTAAGGCAAGAGAGAGTCTTGATGATGGTTTCAACAATGGTGTATACCGTGCAGGTGATACTACCTCTGGTGGACAGTTAGCATCAGACGATTTAGTATCATTTGAGGTTAGCCCAGGTAGAGCATACGTTAAAGGTTATAGGACAGAGTTTTTGGTACCACAATACGTGGATGCTCCTAAACCAAGAGACTTTGCTTCAGTACAAAATACTATCCTACCATTCAGATTAGGACAGTATGTAAAAGTTTACGATGTGTATGGATGGCCCGACCTAACTGGTGAAGGTGTTACATCTGCATATCAAACACTAGAGATATATGATGATTGGACATTAAACACTACTAATAGTGTCCAAGGTACACTCATTGGTAGGTGTCGCACAGTCCAGATTCAAGAGACTAACATAAATGGTGTCTGGGATTTGTGGATATTTGATGCCCAAATGTTTACTGCAATCAACTTTGCAGCAGGTAATAACAACGTACAGGTAGGTGATTTACTCAAGGGAAGGACATCTCAGGCAACAGGTTTCGTTGCAGAGCAAGGTTCAGGTACCAACTGTAGACTAGAGCAAGTCTCAGGGGTCTTCCAAAATGGCGAGGTTATCGAGCGTGATGGCCGAGTTATTGGTACCCTAGAGGCAGCACATACATTCAACCTAACTGATGGTAGACATGTAGTTGGTAGAAACACAGGTAATGCTATTATCTTTGGTGCTAACTTAATGCTTAATGATGTAAGAATCATTGAAGGCACAACTATTACTATCGACCAAGCAGGTAATAGTAGACTAGAAGGATTCAGATCTAAGTTTGCACAAGACCTACGTCCAGGAGACGTTGTTACATCAACTAATACATCTGAAGAGGGTGAGAATACTCTTAGAGTTGCAACAGTTGATGTTACTGCAATTAATACTTCATCTACAAATGCTGCTACAGGTCAGTCGTCGTATATTTTTGACTACTTAAACCAGTATGCATTACTAGAATCTGGTCTGAAGAAAGGTACTGTTAATGATGGAGAAGTAAATGCTCTCGCACGTATGAGACCATTCATCTTCCAGAAAGACTACCAGAATGGTGAGCTATCCATTGACTGTCCACGTACATCAATGAAGTCAATCTCTGACGAATCATTCTTTGTATTCAGGACATTCACTAATAAGACTGTTGTATCAGGTGGTGTTACTGTATCACTACCAGAATCAGAGCAGTTTGCAACACTTGACGATGAAAACTATATTCTAACTATCATTGCAGAATCAGGATCTGCATGGTCAGTTGGAGAAAACTTAGATATAGATTCACTTAACACTGTTGGTACTTTGACAGTTACCTTTGGTGCTGATAGACAGTCAATTACTATTGATGGTCTTGCTAACGTATCTACTATCAAACTAACTGCATTGGTATCTAAGAATATCGTCAGTAAGAAGATTAAGACTGCTGCTAAGATGAGAGCGTTGAAAGTTATCCGCACTCGTATTAACAACGACCAACAAAAATATGGTTTGGCATATGGTAACCTATATGGCACACGTATTGAAGATGAAGAGATATCATTTGCTCTTAATGACGTATACAAAGTACATGCTGTATATGAGTCAGAGAATGATAGCGATGCATCACCTCCTTATATTGTATTAACAGAGTCAACCTTCTTTGATAACGGCACAGTTATTATAGGTAAGACATCTGGTGCTCGTGGTAGAGTTATTCAGTTTATCAACTCTACTCTAAGACTATACTATGTCCAGTTAAATGAGATTCCATTTGCTGCTGGTGAGACTGTTGAAGGTGTAGATGATGATGGAATTCCACTATCAGCATTCGTTGATGATGCTGAAGGATCAGTATTCAGAGGTAGTAAAGTTATTACTACACAGTTTACTTTAGATCCAGGTCAGAAAGCACACTACTATGATGTGTGTAAGATCAGTAGGTATCCACAGTATACTCCACCTATTCGTAAGATGTTAATCATCTTTGATTACTTCATCCATGAATCATCTGGAGATTACTTCTCATCTCAGTCATATACTGGTATTAGTTACAAAGATATTCCAACCTATAAACTTGATGGATCTATTAACTTCCTAAGAGACCAAGTAGATTTCCGTCCAGGTGTAGGTGAATTGGCATCTGGGTCAGGTACAGTTACTGCTCCTTTCTATGTTAACTGTGCATCACTAGACTTTGCTGCTAGACAGTTTGATACCTCTGGAGGTACTGGAGGATCAACCATCTTCGATATACCGAAGGTGAATACTGAGATCCGTATGGATTACTCATACTATCTCCCTCGTGCTGACAAGTTATACTTGACACATGATAACCAACTTAAGATAGTTAAGGGTGTATCTTCTGAGGATCTACCACCTCCTGATGGTATTGCTAATGCTATGCTATTAGCACAGATTGAATACCGTCCATTTACATATGATGTAGAAAGAGATATTCTAATCAGTCCTGAGATTATTAGACGATATACCATGAAGGATATCGGTGATCTTGAGACAAGACTAGAGCATGTAGAGTACTACACATCTCTATCTCTATTAGAATCACAAGCAGAAAATACTAAGACTTATGATGATAACGGATTTGACCGTCTTAAGAATGGTTACGTTGTTGATGACTTTACCGATCACAACGTTGGTGACGTTTTCTCAGTTGACTACAAATGCTCTCTCGACTTCAAGAATGGATTCCTTAGACCATCACACTATACAACTAACGTCCCACTCGAATTAAACCTTGGTGCTTCAAGTAATATTGTTAAGACTACTGGTAACATGGCATTGCTACCATGGGAAGATCTAGCAATCATTACACAACCATATGCATCTAGGGTAGAGAATGTAAACCCATTTAACGTGTTTACTTTCATTGGTCGTATTGACCTAACTCCTGCATCAGATGACTGGGTTGACATCAAGAGATTACCAGCACGTGTTGAAAACGTAGAAGGTGACTTCTCTGCTGTATCAAGAGACCTACAAGTTGACCAGAATGGATTCGCTCCTATTCAGTGGGGATCATGGAAGACCAACTGGACAGGTGAATCACTACAATCTACTTCACAGTTTAGAAACAGATCTGGATCATTCAGTGCAGGTGGTCGTAGACTCGGTAGATTGGGTCATGGACAAGGAAGACAGCCTCTATTCGTACATGAAAGACGTACTTGGAGGGTTGTTAATAACCAAGCAAGACAGGGTATTAAGACTCGTGTTGTTGCTAAGATCGATAAGAAATCTTTAGGAGATACACAGTTATCACAAACAGCGATCCCTTGGATTAGATCTCGTAACGTTTCATTCAACTGTGATAGGATGAAGCCACGCACAAGAATCTATGCATTCTTTGATGGTGTTAATGTTACAACCTATATCACACCTAAAGTTATTGAGATCGTTAAATCATCTACTGCTGATCCACAAACTAACGAGACACCTTTCGTTGAAGGTGAGACTGTAGTTGGTAGTATTTCAGGATGTAGATTTAAGGTTGCTCCAGCAAATGATGGATATAAGACTGACCCATATGGGACAGGTACTGCGACATTAGCAGAGTCTTATGCATCGCAGACACCTTATATTAATATTGATACTGCATCTCTATCAGAGAGTGTCAACCCTAACTACTACGGCAATATGAATGTCGGAGAAGTATTGGTAGGACAGACATCTGGTGCACGTGCAGTTGTTAAAGACCGTCGTTTACTTACAGACAATGTTGGAAGTTTCAAAGGATCATTCTTTATTCCTAACCCAGGTAACGATTCAAACCCTCGTTGGGCTACAGGTACAAGGACATTCCGATTCACAACGTCATCGACGAACAGTAAGGCGAGTGGAGAGGTAGATTCATCTGCTGATACCACATACTCAGCACAAGGTACATTGAAGACTGTTAGAGAGAATATCTTAGCAGTTAGAAATGCTGAATTGGTTAAAGATACCGTTTCAGATACTAGACAGGTTATCACAACTAGGACTGAGACAAGACAGATTGGTTGGTATGACCCTCTTGCTCAATCATTCATTGTTGATGATGAGGGTGGTGTATTCTTAACTGGTATTGATGTATTCTTCAAGACCAAAGATACTAACATTCCTATCTCTATGCAGATCAGGACTATGGAGAATGGTTATCCTACTAAGGATATTCTTCCTTTCTCTGACGTAACAAT